CTCAGTAGTGTGTAGTTGAAACGCTGGTATAAGAGAAGGAATACATTTTAGATTAAGCTCTTCACATTTATCTAAAAAATCCTTAACTTGATTATCATTTCTATAAATTAGCGTGTAGCTCTGGACAACATTAAATCCAGTTTCCTTAATAGCTTGTAAATGCTCTGCACCCTCTACCCCGAATACAATTTTATCCTTGAGAATATCAGGTTCAGGCTCTGGTCCAGGTTCTGGAGGATTTTGCCTATTTATCCAATCTATTCTCTGCTGAATCCTGATAATCAGAGTGACAACAGAAACAATCTCCATAAAGTCCCAGCGATTATCCTTCTGTGCATTCTCTATTGCAAGAATTAATGCTGGTAATAGTTTCTTTATCTCCTCATCATCAGCATATTTCTGAAACCCTGCTATAAGCCCTTGTAGTGCTTTTTTTAATTCTTCTCCAATATTAGGATTATTTTTAGCGACGATGTATACCAAAGCTAATCCTAAGATAATCCACACAATTGACATAATTTACCTCCTTGTTAATTCTTTAATTTCTTTTATAAACTCAATCCACGCCTCTTTCGTCTCTCCGAATTCAATCCTTAATTTCTCCATCCTATCTTGAAATTCATCTGGTGTTAGAGGATTATTTTTATCAGCCAAAGCCTCTATTAGTTTCTTAATCAATTCCATATCCTCTATGTGCTCCTTTACCACTATTGCTCCCTTCAGGCAAATTCCTCCTAAAAAGGCAGCAATAGCAGGAATTAAACCTAACAAAACATAATGAAACCACTCCATTATTACTCACCTCCTTTTTTTCTTAATGATTCTGCTAAATTACAAATACTATCCCAGCTAAATAATAGCTTCACACATACTATCAATCCTAATACACAAATTCCTAAAGCTATCCAAATCATTCTGTTATCTTTTTTTCCTCTATTTCGGTATCTTCCGAGTAACCCTTACTATTAAAATAGTTATCCATCATCTGTTTTTGAGTCTCTGTTAAAACTTTATTTTTGAATTCTATTTTAATTTTTTCACCCTCAATCGTATTTAGTGTTATGTCTACATTAGGAAACTGATTCCTAATATCTTCCATAATCTCATCGGCTCTATTGGGTCTATAAATATATATGTATTCGTCTATTTTGCTTCCGCAATACGGACATCTTTTTTGCATATTTACCTCCTATATTACATACCACCATTGTATAATTAAAAGTCTGGTTGCTGAATAATTTGTTTCTACACCATCAGTTACCTTCCACTGCAATTTGAAGGTATGACTTCCTGCAGACAAGCCTAATGTCCAGAAATTAGCTACATAATGTTTTCCAGCAGGTCCTCCAACATCGTCTCCTACAGGATTTCCGTCTACTGTAAATCGATACCTTAAATCTTTAGTAGCAACATTAGTCCAAATATTCCCTACCAGTAAAACGATACATTTAGGTAAAGTTCTTATGATACTCATATTAGGCATGTCTACAAAAGAAGCAGAAGAGGTTGAAATTGAATTTGAAGCATGAACTTCCGCATAATTGACTCCACCAACAATTTTCCCATAATCAATAGTTATATTGCCATCAGCATCTCTAACATTTATCCCATAATCGCCATTTAGTTTGCCAAATTCTGCTCTATAATAAGTTCCATCAAAAATTCTTATAATTCCATTAGTCAAATCAAAATAGGTCTTCCCATCAGTGGACTGCACTTTACCAGAAGTTACAGTCCCCAAGGCTGCTGTGATAGCTGACAATTCATTTACTGTGAGCATAGGAGTTTCTATTGCCTCTCTACCAATATGAGTATGCTTTATCCCACCCTGCTGAATTCCACTTCCACTTGAAAGGTCGGAGTCTCTTGATAATCCTGCTATTGAATATTCCTGAAGCATTCTACGCTGATTAAGAAGCTCGTCTCCGATAGATTTCTCCATTGCTCCCAGCTGAATACTGCATCCTAATTTCATATCAGCTGATAAATGATAGCTTACTGCTTTTATCGGATAGTCATAATAAGAGCTTCCGTCCTCGCTATATACTCGTATTTTCCCGTGAGGTTCAATCTTCTCGTGAACTTCGTCTAATTCAAGTGTTCCCCTGTGAATAGGGTCTTTAGTTTCATTTAGCTTTGAAGTCGCCCACCTTGTGATATCACTTATGTCCCATTCGTATACCTCAAATCTATTAACTCGCCAGTGATAACTCTTCCCTGAAGTTAATTGAACTCGGACATATCTACCAGTCTGCGGAGGGAATGTCAACACTACATCAGCAGTGCCAAAATCTTCAGTTGCGGCAAAAACTTCTGTTTCCTCTCCTGTAAAAGCTCCAGTAGAAGAAATAAGTATCTTAAATCTATCGGCATAGGAATAATTTTTCTCTTTCGCCGAATTAACTGAATCAACTCGCACTTTACCAATATAGCTTTTTTCTGAACCTAAATCTACCTGAATATAATGTCCCGATTCCTGATTAGCCCCTGAATCCCATTCAGTAGTTCCTGAACCATCAGTCATATTCGCTGGTGTACCTGCTACTGGATTCGTAGTCGGAGTAATACCCAAAGCTAAATCAGTACCAAAGCCAGGGATAGCTTCAGGAAGGGTTAAGATATCCTTACGAATGCCGTATAAACTCTGTGAGGTTGCGTCCTTGACAGTGAGAAGATAGCCGTCTCCCTGCACTAACTGCCCTGATAGCACATCATACTCATTGATTATATTTTGCGTTTCCTCCTCAGGCTCAAAAAATCGCACTCCTTTGCCTATCCAATATCGCTTTACAATTTCATTACTAATAGGACGGAAAAATAATTCTCGTTCCTCATCAACTCCCCATTCGTAATTAGTAGCTATAGATTTCAAATCTGATAATACAGATTTAGCTTTTTTTCTGCTAAATTTTAATTGAACTACAGAGTAATCAGTAGGAATAATTTTACTTGAACTCATATTTTAGCTAACCTCTTATTAAATTGAGTATTATTTTCTATTAAACTATGACAACTCCTGCACAGGGTAACCAAATTACTTGGATTATCATTATGAGTTAATCGCCAGGGTATTATATGATGGACATCATAACCTGGATTACCGCAATGTTGACAAGTATAATTATCTCGTTTTCTAATTTTTTTAGCTATTTCTAACCATCTTCTCTCTGCTCTATGATTTCTATATGTTTCAGAACTTCCATCTTTAAACATAGGATTTTTCTCTCCAGCAAATCTGCCTTTCATTCTCTCACTTATCTTTTTTCTCTGTTCATCAGTTTTAGGCTTCTTTTTCCCCTTATTTCCTTTACTTATCTTTTCTCTTGTTTCTAAAGAACAGGGATGCCCTTTCCCTTTGTGAGATTTACTTATTTTTTCCCTTATTTTCCCAGACCAATGTTTATTTGTATTCCACGGGAGCTGTCCTTTTTTAGTCTCACTCATTTTCCTTACCCGCTCATCAGTTTCTTTTGTTAAATTCTTATTCCAAGCTCTTTTCCCCTTATTAGCTTCACTTATTTTTCTTTTCCATTCATCTGAAAAAGGCGCTCGCTTTTTCCCTTTTTTAGCTTCACTTATTCTCTTTCTTATCTCTTTATTAGGGTGTATTCCTGTAAGAGCTTCACTTAGTCTCTTAATCCATAATTTTCTTTTTTCTGGGTCTTTAGGTGCTGGCATAATATCTCCTTTCTTTTACTATAGCTCATTTCCAAGAGAAGTCAAGCTTTCCTTATATCCGTATTTGGCACAAGATAGTTGTCCAAAATATTTTCCACAATTGCCGAAAGCTCCTGTCCTGTATAAGTTTCATTGACTACTTGCCAGTCCGTTTGATCAAAATAGCCATAGCCTCCATAAGAATAAGTTTGCTTTGTCCCTATTTTAGGCTTCTTTGTAATAAATCCGCTGAACCATAAAGTATCATATAAATATATTTCACACCTATAATTATAATCCAATCCTAAATCCTCTGAAGTTTCCAGAGAAAAAGCACCATTCCCGCCCTGCTCCAGAAACTCAAAATCCAAATTGAGCAAAGGAAAATTCTGAGTTTTACTTGATATAATTTTTACAAGGTTATCATTTCTATCATAAAATTTCAAATCTACCTGAAAGTGATAAATTTTACCTTCATAAGAGAGGACTAATCCGAGCTTGCTGGTATGAATTCCATAAAGTGTAGAGATATGTGATAAAGTTAATCCTAATGCAGAAGTATGAAGTTCATATAAAGTTGATACATGCGAAGGAACTAAACCTAATGCAGTAGTATGCTCTGTTTTATATCCCTGCCAAGTATCCTCAACTAAATCTTGCCAAGTAAAAGTCATATCTTGCCAAGCAGTATGTGCAAATCCGTATAGTGCCATTTATTTCTCCTTCCCTTCCTTCTCTATTCTCTCCAGCAATTTCTTTGCATACATCTTTGCCCCGATTAACTGCTTTATCTGGGTATCAAGCAGTTTTATCTGCTTATCAAAATTAGCTATATCTTGCTGGAGTTGTTGCTTTATATCCATTTTATGTATCAGTGATATAGAATAAATGAAGCAATATATCCCCATCATCAACCAGAGCGGTTATATCCTGATTAACTCCACCAGGCGAGCTTCTCAAATAAATAGCAATGCCATAATTAGCTGCAGCATTTGCAAATTCATACAATGTCAGATTTACCGTTGAAGCATTATGATAAATATGCCCCAAGACATATAAACAATTTCCCGATAGACCTGTCTTCTCTATAGTTAGTCTTGTTCCATCTGCATTGAGTGAAAAGTCTCCCACAGTAGCGCCTTT